AAGCAAACTCAAAATATTTCTTTTGGTTGCCTCGGCCTTCAAAGAAATACGGATCGTCCATCTTGTCGCAGTAGTTCAAGATTTTATGTACAAATTTATTGGAAGAAATGAGATCAAAGTATTGAGGTTTTGTAAAATAGTATATGTTATGATCTGGATATTCTTGCTTGATGGAAGGAAGCAATGCCGAACTAATAATAACATCTTCTTCATTTTCAGGCATGACGAAAGCAATGCGCTTGCCATCATCTTCCTTTGATAAAGAATTAACCATCTTTTCCTGTGTTATAGTATTGTTTTCCACTGTGGCGACTTTTATAAAATAAGCTAATACGTCAGATCGTTTGAGGTCAGTCTTTAATCTTTGTATCCAATGCTCCACACCAGCAGGATCTATTTTTGCTAGAATATTAGAATATAAACTCTCAATCCATTCTTTATCTGGTAGCGATTCATCTGGAACAAAATTAATATTTCTTTCTCTTTCTGTGAGTTCGATTTGAGAATAATCTACATAAGGAAACGAATCGAATAGATTTTCGAAATACTTTCCAATAATTTCTATGCTAAAGTTTTCTAATACAAAGTTCCTTGCTTTCTTGCCAATAAGAATTCTATCTTGCAAAGGCATATCGTATACCTTTTGTAGTTGTTCTGCAATGCTCTTGGGAAGAGTTGAAGCTTTAATGAATTGAGTACCCGGTTCTCTATACTCAGCCCATTCTAAAGGTAATCCGCCGCTTTCAGGTGAACAACAATCTTCTCCACAACTATAATTAGTTACGAGAGTAATTAGTTCAGTCAGTTTTGCTTCTTGCACAGGAATTTCCTGTCCACCAGAAGTAAATGGATGGCAATAAACATCCATTAAATTATAAATTTGATTTAACTGTTGTTCATTTACGCCATTTTTAATATTTGTTGTTTCGCAAGTTTTAACAGCTTTACAAAAAGGACAGTTAATTCCATTACCAACGAAACTATTAATATGATAATTATGACAATTCTTACAGAAATAAGTAGTTAGAACTTTTTCGCTTTCTATATTTTTCTCTTTTAAGAGTCGAGAAATATCCCAACCTTCAGCCCAATGCGTATGCAAAAGAAGTTTTGCTTTAACTGAAGGATTATTGGTGCAAAATAACTTAAAACCGTCTAATAAATTAGGAACACTTTTACGAAGTTGATTTCTAAATACGAAACCGATAATAAAAGAATCATCAAGATTAAAAACTTTTCTTATCTTTTGGACTTGATCGCTTGGTAGTTTATAAAAATTATCTACATCTAAACTACCTCTGACGGTCTTAACATGATTATGTCCAAGTTCATGCAAAGCTTTTTCAGCAAATGAAGCCCACACGAAATAATGTTTGATCTTGGACGCTGCAACAACTGCGTCAGGCAATATTGGCAAACTGTCTAAGGTTGTATGGATAATACAATTAACCTTGTTCCACCAAGGCTTTTCGAAATAACCATTAAAACCCCAAATGTCTTCAATACCTAAATAAATATCTGGCTTGAATTCATCAATAGCTTTGTCAATAGATTCTGATCCATAAGCAAGCATTTGAGAACGCTTTGGATCTTTTTGTATCTCTCTAATTAATTCTTGATCATCGGGCAATGATCCGACACACTTCCAAGGGGTCAGCTTGGTTGCATCGCTGCTCCAAGTCAAAGAATTACTTAGTTCGATCAATTCGTACTTGCCTGTCTTATACAAATAAGACAGCAAATTCTTTTTATGCTTACCGAATCCGGTAAACATTTTGCAATGATTGCTATGAATCAGAATCTTTTTCTTTTGCATTAGAACTCCACTTCATCAGTCGCCATCTGAGGTTCTGGGGCTGGAGCCTTTGGGGCTGGAGGTGCTGAATTCTGTTTAGCAGTCTTAGGAGCAGATTCCTTGGTTAGCTTACGAGCATCATCAAGAATAGAATAATACTTGTTGATAAAAGAAACCAAACGAATGCATTCTCCCGGCTCAAGTGGAATCTTGAAGTTGTCAGAGCCATTGCGAGTAATAGAAAGGCCAAATGCAGTATACTTTACTGCGTTATCTCCTTGGCCCTTGGTCTTTTCAAAAGGAGCGAACTTGATTGAGGTCTTATTCGCTTCGCTGTTATGGAAGGTGAAGTAACCAACCTTCTGTTGAATTGCGTTAATAATCTCACCCAATTCAAACTCATTGAACTTCAATGAGGCATTCTTAGATGGATCATTTCGACTCTCTGAAAAAGAACCAGTCTTCTTCTGATCGTTCCAAGAATGTTGGGCGATCATGTTCACATAAAACTGAGGATCTTGACCCTCCTTTTGTGAAATTTGGAAACTAATTGCACAACCCGCATTCTTGGAGTTGGGCTTGTAAATCTGTAAATTCATATACCGCAAGATATTAGTGATATCCTGCGGTATTTCTAGTAAATTAAGCTATGTAATAGAAGATAGTTTTAGCTGTAGCCAAGGTTATATCTGTGGTAACTTTAAATGGCGCAGGAAAACTAATTGGAGCAGAGATGGTAATGGCTTGACCCATAGCTGTAAAGCCAGCGGTTGCGGCAACTACATAAATACTAGATCCAGTTGGACAAGTAATTGATGTGGCCGTATTAATAGTGCAGAAAGCTGGTAACTGATTCATATATTTATATTACACAAATATTGTTATTTTGGATACAAATTTCTAGCTTTAGAGTTTTATCGCTATTTATAATTTTTTCTGCAATGAGAGTTTGAATTTCTCTTTGCAAAGTCTTATCGACTTGTCTAGCTCCAAAATTATTAAGTTGGATGCGACTGTAAAGAAATTCTACCACGTTATCGTTATAAGATAAAGCAATATTTCTAGGAACTAGATCTTCAATAAGCTTATCCAATTGTTTCTTTATAATTGATTTTAAATGAGTATCATTCAAGCTATTGAAAACAACAATTTCATCAATTCTATTTAATAGATCAGCAGGAAAATAACTCTTCAATGCTGACAAAACATCTGATTGAACATTATTATTTTTAGCGTTAAAACCAATCGTTTGTGTTGTCATTGCTTGTGCGCCAATATTAGTGGTCATAATTATAATGCAATTAGAAAAATCAACGATGCTTCCAAAAGTATCGGTTAGCTTTCCTTCTTCTAATATTTGTAGCAAAGAGAATAAAACATCTGGATCTGCTTTTTGTATCTCGTCAAACAATATAATGCTATGAGCATTCTTCTTAACTTTTTCGGTTAGTATTCCGCCTTTATCATATCCAACATAACCGGGACTAGAGCCTATTAATTTATTAATAGAAGTCTTGTCGGCATATTCAGACATATCTATATAAATAAAACTGTTCTTATTTGAGTACATAGCGTTCGCAATCAACTTGGTACAAAAAGTTTTTCCAACTCCGGTTGGGCCAGCGAACATCATTGAAGCGAAAGGCTTTTTGATATCACGAAACCCAGCTTTGGAACGCAATAAACATTTATATATTTGATCGACTTGATTAGATTGGCCGATCAATTCATTTTCTAAAACTAATTTAGTATGTTTTAGTTTTTCGAAGTCTTCTTTTGTGAGGTCTTCGATAGGTATATTTGTCTTGCTAGAAATAACAGAAAGTATATCTGATTCTGCAACTTCATACTTTTTATTTCGCCACTTTTCAATCATCTTTATAGTAGCTTTTTCAAATTTACACAAAAGATCCATCAAGAGTTTCTGCTTTCTTGCATCGGTAATATTGCGATTCTCATTTACTTTCTTAATTTGAGCTTCAATTTTTTGCATATCAGGAGTCTTTTTAAACATACCTAGTTTAATTTTAGATCCTGTTTGATCCAATAGATCAAATACTTTATCTGGAAAACGACCGCTTAGATACTTGTCTGCCATATCTATCGCATATTTAACGATAACGTCAGAATAAGTAACGATATGAAAATTTTCGTAAGAGTGCTTTGTAGACTTTATGAGATCAAATGTTTCTTCTTTATTTGGTTCTTCTATCTTGATGATTTGAAATCTACGAGACAATGCTGGATCATCAGCAATAGTTTTTCTATATTCATCGAAAGTAGTCGCTCCTATGCAACTGATATCACCTCTTGCAAGATAGGGTTTTAAAATATTGGCAACATCCATACCATTTTCTGGATTTCCAGCACCAATAATCGTATGAATCTCGTCAATAAATAAAATAATATTAGGATCTGTTGTGACTTCCTTTAATATGTTCTTAATCTTCTCTTCAAATTCTCCACGGTATTTGCAACCGCCGACGATCATTGTGATATCAAGAGCGTATATTCTTTTCATTAAAAGAAAGTCAGAACACTCACCTTTAACGATAACTTGCGCTAAAGATTCAATAAGAGCAGTCTTTCCGACTCCCGCTTCTCCGACAACAAGAGGATTATTCTTATTCTTGCGACAAAGAATCTCTGATATTTTTTGTATGAGATTGGTATTTATATGAAGATTATTAATCTTTCCAGACAACACCATTTCATTCAAACATATAGAATATTGCTGAAGATTTTTATGAGCAGGAAGAATAGGAACAGGCATCTCTTGGATTCTGCTTTCTTCTTCAATTCTCATAAGATCATCCTCTAAAAGAGTTTCTTCTATGTCTGCACATATTTTATTAAAAGGAACGTCTATTGAATTAATAAAGTTTTTAAAAAGTTCATCTTTTGTTTCAAACAAACAAATAAAAATATGCTCAATACCTACAAATTTATGATCAAACTTATTAGATAAAGACTTTGCGCCATTCAATAAATCTTTTGCGTCTTCGTCTAAAATAGGTTTGCCAGACTTCTTTGTTGTTTGCTTATAGTGAGAATCTATAAAAGAGTTTATTTCTTTTTGAAGAGCATTTTTATCTACTCCATACTTAAAAAAGTTTTTCTCTATTTGATCTTGATTAATCTTTGTGAACGCTAATAAGAAATGCAAACAATTGATAGACGAGCTATTTCTATTCTCGGCTAGTGTACAGGATAATTTAATTAGCTTCTGTGCGCGTGGAGTAAAATTAAAGTTTTTCATTCGATGTCAGATAGCTTCATGTATATATGATTATCCATAATTCCGATCTTGTCAACCCATAAAACATCGTCGCCCTTCTTTCCTACAAAGATAACAATGTTTTCCTTTTCAGGTATCTTTAAACCAGCTTCAATGTATTCGGTTAGTCTAGCATTCTTGCCGCCATCTAAGAACATACAACTAATACTGCCAACTTCATCCTTAAGTTGAAAACGATAGAATGTAGAATTAGATTTCTTAGTCTTACCTTTATAAACGTCTTCAATAACGCCGACTACTTTAACAGTTTCATCTTTGAATGTGGAATAGAATTCTAGCGTATCAGTGAAACCGCTTTCGCTTTGATCTAAAATATTCTTCAGCCTTGTCGAAGGTGTATATCCAAGAAGTTTGTATTCAAAAATCCAGTTAGCAAATTTTTCATGATTCTTGTTTTGATCATATATCTTTTTATATTCTTGATACTTCTTCTTGAATGTTTCCTTGCGCTTGCCCCCCATGAAAGGTTTACCCTTTTCGTCTAGTAGATTAGCCTTGATAGCGCATTCGCTTATGATTGTTAAAACATCGTAATCATATTTAGGACCAACATTGCAAGCGAATCTTTTTTCTTTATCAGTCAATAGATTAAAAGCTTGAGCTTCTAGTACAAGTCGCGATCTCTTATTGGTATAAGAAGTTAGAGTACCAGCCTGAATTAGTGATGAAAATAGTCCAATATTAATTCCAGCTTGTTTGGCGGTAATAAATATATCGAACTTAGTAGGAGTAGTTGTTTCTCTAAAATTTCTTAACGCTTCCAAAGATTTTTCAGAAACGCCTTTAATAGAGTTTAATCCGAAACGAATATCCTTTCCTTCGATAGAAAAATCAAAATCAGACTTAGCCAAATCTGGAGACAGCAATTCAATATCAAACTGAACAAGCTCTTTAGAGATTTTATTAATTTCTAAATGAGAGTCAGGCTCAAATTTAGAAAGCTTCAAAAGAGCTAGAAAGAATTCTTGTGGATGATTGAACTTAAGATAAGCGGTCCATGCAGCCAGAATAGAATAAGAAATTGAGTGAGACTTGTTGAATGAATAGTTCGCAGAGTCTTCAGCAACTTTCCATAGTACGTCGCCAATCGCAGGATCAAGATTTTGTTCTGTAACCTTTTGTCGGATTTTGCCTTGCCATGCTGGCATTTCACTGACTTTCTTTTTACCAACGATACGACGCAACTGTTCTGATTCATCAAGAGTAAATCCCAAGCGCACAGCCATTTTCATCAACTGCTCTTGATAAAGTGGAATACCGCCAGTATAAGACAACTCTTCTTTAAAGAAGTCATGAACTAGCTGGAACACTCCAGAAGCAGAGTATGTAGCGTATTGATCGGCGAAGTCCAAGGCTCCCGGTCTCGCGATAGCGATTACAGCACTTAGCTGTTCAAGATTCTTAGGTCTAACTTTACGGCAGACTTTAAAGTTTGTTTCAGCTTCAATCTGGAATAAACCTTGTGGAGTCCTGAGATCGCTAAAATTTAGATACAAGTTAGGATCATCAAGATCAATTTTAGTCATGTCTAAATTAAGCCTCTTGCAGACTTCGCTAACTACAGTGAGAGTTCTGAGACCAAGAACGTCAAACTTAACCATCAGTTCTGCGACGTAATTCATATCATAACCACTCACCAAGTCGCCATCAGATGTCTTTTGAACGGGGCAGACTTCTTCAATCTTGTAATAAGAAATAGCAATACCAGATGGATGAACGCCAGTATTTTTATTTATGCCTTGTAGTTTGCAAGCTACTTCATAAATATCTTTATTGTTATTAGCCCAAACACGAAATCTGTCTTCTTGTTTATAAGCTTCTTCCAAGTCAAAGACTCGACCGAATTGTTTGGGAATAAGATCGCTGACCTCATTAACCTCAGTCTCAGAAAAAGAACCTACAATCTTTCCGCATTCTTTGATGCATAGTTTGCTGGAAAGAGTGTTAAGGGTTAGAATCTTTGAGGTTTTACCGGCGTGTTTATTCTCAATGTATTTAATGACTTCTGATCGGCGATCATAACTGATATCATTGTCAACGTCAGGAAGAAGTGAACCATCAAGATAGGTTATATCGTCCTTGATAATCTTCTTGGCTCGCGAGCGACTAACGAAACGTTCAAAGAATAGTCCGTATTTAATCGGATCTACCTTTGTTACTCCCACAAGAAATAGCACCAGAGAACCAGCAGCACTACCACGACCGGGGCCAGTTGGAATATTATTTTCATGACAGAAATTAAGAATATCCCAATTGAGAAGCACATAGTCTACGAAGTCTAGTTCTTTAAAAATCGATAGTTCCATTTCTAACCGATCAACGTAATCGGCAGAATCGGTGGTTAGATTTTTATAACATAGTGCTTTTAGAAAAGTAAAGTTATCAGATCCAACATCGATACCAAGTTTTGTATAATACTTGTCTTCGATATTAATCTGTGGCAACCGAACACCGGGAAGCATTGCGTCATTATACGCAACGAAATCATTATAAAAATTTAAATCTCCACTTGCCATAGCTGTTTGGTAAAAATTTTGAAATTCATCTGAACGTCGTACATGGAATTGTGAAGCATATTCTCATCGAAGTCAATCTTGTATTCCTTCAATTGAGCTTTGATGCTCGTTTTCAAACCTTTTTCTCTAAAGTCGTTTAGTTTATATTGCCAGTAAATCAACTCATCTCTATTCTGGAACTTTAGATTCTTTTTTATTGCTTTAGCTAGGCAATTTGTGTCAAGAATTCTATTAGTAAAAGAGAAATCACTGTTCTTACCAAGAAGCTTTCTGTATATATTATGAATATAAACGTCAAATCCAAGTAGATTTTGTCCGACAATTAAATAACTGGGATCAAATAGATACTTTTCAAATTCATTTAAAATAGGTTCTGGATCTTTTGCTAGATAATTGTATCTATCGTAACTAAAATGAGTTATCGTAATGGCATCCTGAGACATATTGAGAGGATTCCATTTAATATAATTATCTGATTGATGAATAATATTAGTTCCTTCAGCAATAATATAACTAAGCTGCCAAGGTTTATTTTCTAAATCTAAAAGATTTAGATGACAAGTTTCAAAATCGAAACAAATATACTTTTGTTCTTTATTAAAGCGTAACATTTTGATTTTCCTTCCATGATTCAAAGCAGAATTCATTACTACAAAAATGATTCAACTCTGGTTTTTGCATATTGCGATCCTTACCAATGGATCGATTGCAGATAATTTTATAAGTTTGAAAAGCTTTTGCGTCTTTTCTCTGGTTATAATATATGGTTTTAACTAGAAGAGTTTCTAACTGATTATTTGAAGCAAACTCTTTCACCTTTGCCTCTAACAGATAATCAAAAGAAATGTTATTTCTCTCAATGAACATGGTTGGTTTAGCAAAAGAAAAATCAGGAACGCAGTTGGCAAACAAAAAGTTATTCACATGAATGAATGAGTCATAAAATGGAATACATAGTTTTAGATCATTATCGCTCCAAATATCTTTGAGAGACTGAGAATCTAGGAAACCAGAAAAGTCACAGAAAGCTTTTGAATAGATTTTATTCAGAAGCTTGCATCCGTTAGATGTTTTAGAAAAAATAATTACTTTATGTTGAGAATTTGCATCATCTTCAAGAGAAGAGTTTCTAACAGAAAGTCGCAAACCAAAAATTAAATCTATGCCTAACTCTTTTGATCTTTTATAAGCCTCAAAGAATCCGACAAGAGAATCTTCTACCAAGATTATCTTTTTTAGAGAATTGTCTTTAGCGATCTTGAATATGCTATCTGATCCATTTTCAGTAACTTTTTTTGGATCGTCAAGCGTAAGTATAGATTTACCTATACTGTAGTGCGATTTAAACAACGGTAACATTTCTACCGTAGAGTAACAGAAGCTTAGAAGCTGTCAAGATCGAAGTGATCAACATCTTTCTTTTTGGCAACTGGTTCTGGTGGTGGAGCTTCTTGCCAACAAGGGCATCCAGCATAATTTTCAGCAATTATTTTTTGATCAGGCTTTTGAATTTTTACTAAATCTTTTTTATCAAAAGCTGTTTTGATAAGAGCTTTATTTTTATCGTACAAAGCAAAATATCTAAAAGGGAACTTGTATGTACAATACCACATAGGAGTTCCATCTTTTTTCATTTGATTTGGTTGTTTAGCAAAACCGCACAATAATTTTCCAGAGAAGCTGCCGTCTTTTGGCATTCCTTGATTCGCCGCCATATTTGAAACAGCAGTAGATTTAGAAAAAGTATCGGCATACTTTTGATATCCAGTTAATTCATGTTCAAAGCCAATCAATTCAAACTTGCTTTTTGGCTGCATTTCCATGACAGCACCATCTTCAAGATCTTGTTTAAGAAATATAAACTCCATCTTGATATTTTTTATATGAGGATAAAGCTTACGAATGGCTAAAGTATACATATAATCCTGAAGATTATCTGATATTTCTTTGCCTTCGTATTTCTTTTTATTTGTTTTGAAGTCACGAATCAATACAAGACCAGCTTTTTCATATATGAAAAGTTTATCTATAAAACCTTTGATCTTATAATTAATATCATCTTGTTGCACTACCAGTTCAAAATCTTTTTCAGAGATAACTTCAGTAGGTTCACCGTGCTGATTTCCAAAAAAATCATAGAATAATCCTTTAAGAACCATTTCGCAAATATCATCTAAGTCTTCTTCTTCGTTAAGCTTTTTTCTTTTAATATGCTTGTATATTAAACGCTTTATAGCTTTAGATGAAAATGTTTTTTTGTTCTTTATGATTTTATCATAATGAGCTTTATGACGTTGTGCGCCAAGACATTCAAGAATAATATGCACGGTATCACCTTTCAAAGCTCCACTGTTTGTCTTGTCAGGGAGCTTAAGATGATACTTGCACCAATATTGCCAAGAACACGCTTTAAGCGTCTTGATTTTGCTGGCAGATAGCGTTTCTTTCAACATTTAGTTGCTCTTTATAATTCTTTAAAAGCTGAACCTTCTTGAACGAATTTTCTTCTTTGTTATTATATAGATAGTTAATGATATATTCAATTTGAGCAATTCTATTATTTTTCTTGTTTATCCACTTATCTATTTCAATGTTATTCTCAAGCATCTCGCCGAAGTCTTTCATCAATGGAAGTCGTATCTCAAGTTTAGAAATGTCAAAAATGCTTGTTAGTTTTAGATAAATCTTAATCGCAGCTTCTAATCCTCTGTTGGAGGTTTTATCTTTATCATTGTTGGTGGCAATAATTATCTTATTAAGATTTTGAGATAATAAATAGGATGTTTGCTTTGAACTGATTTCAAGACCAAATATAACCATGTGGTTATAAATATTTTGTTCAGATAATGCCAAGCTATCGCCGATACCTTCAATTAGAATTATCTCTTTTGAATTTTCAACAGCATTTTGAAATTTTGCTTCGTTGTTGAACTTTAAATTTATTGGGTATATCCAGTTAGCTTTCTTTCCAATATGTTTCCATTTGGGAAAAGAACTGCTAGATTTCCAAAGAAGATGGCGACCAGTCATGCCAATTACTCGGTTGTTTTCATCGTATATTGGAAAAACAAATCTGCCATTCATTTTACCAGACATTGAAAATCCAGCATTGTATAATTTTAAGGTTGAATCGGAAATACCCTTATTATTATAAAACTTATAATGTGGTAAAAGAGTTTTGATTTCGTCGTGATCGAAGAATTGATCGACTTGCATTTTTTGAATTGGCTTTCTTTCGAAATCTGAAATTTCGTTGTTATCTAAATCTTTAATTAGCTGTTCAATTTCAGAGTCATTATCTTTTACACTCAAAGACAACAACTTTTTAAATGGCATATATCCGGTATTTGCTACAAAATCTCGCCAAATTCCAGTGTCTTTCCAGATTTGCAATGCGGTTCTATTATCGCCATCTCTGTAGATTGCGTTAGTTTGCCAGTACGAGCCTCTATCAGTAAGATTATACCCTAGCTGACTAAGAATAGTTTCTATTTTTTCTTGGTCCATATATCAGGCGGTAAGATTTGGAACGTCATCATCGGAGTCGTTTGAAATCGAAGCGTTTGCGCTTAGACCATCAACGATGTCTCTAAGATCTCCTCTTTCTGTAATTGCAAAGTTATTAAAATCTAGATTTACAAAATTCTTCTTCAAAGAACCGTCTGGCATTTTAACTGGATTGATCGCACTAAAAACATCTCTTCCAAGATGTCTTGCTTTTACATTGATTAGTTTATGAGTGCCGAATCCTTTTTCATTCTGAAGTTCATCTGTTGTTTTATTGCGAAGAATAAACATATGAGATGAAAACTGAGTAATACGATCTGAAAGAGAAACGATACTTTCATCATCCACTACGTTAGCTGATTGGCGATTGTTTACAATACCAGTTCGATTAGACTGTACTGAAGTAAACATTGAAATACATGGACCTGCGTCACTTATGATTTCGCGCTGAATACATTTCTTATACTTATCAACTAGTTCGCCAACAACTTGATGTTCGCTTTTATTATTAGAAGAGTTTTCATAAGTAGTCTTAATATAATCAAAATTGAAAATAAGAGGATTTCCTCGGCCTACTTCAGAATAATAAAAACGCTTAAGAAGATTGATCTGAGCGTCTACGTTCATTCCGCCGACATTATAGTAAAAAAGTTTTTGCTTTCTTACTTTTTCCCAAACGGAGCGAACCTTTTCAACAATAGATTCTCCAGCTTTACGCCAGTTTCCGCTCTCAATCAAATAAAGAGGAACTCCGCTAAGTGCGGCACATTGGCGGCTGATAAGTTCTTCTTCGCTCATTTCTCCGTTATCAAAATGAAGAAGAGGAAGGTTATAGCGAGCGCAAGCCTTAGTGGTAAAATCTAAACAAAATTGAGTCTTACCAACACCAGAACGGGCCACAACGACAGTGATATTTCCCGGTCTGAGAAGAGATCCATACATTCCTTGAAGTTTGGGATGCGGACCTTCATAGCCAAATTGATCGATTGGATTGTTGCCTCTCTCTTCAATGAGGTCTTCCATCTTTTCATAAATATTTATTGGCTTATCTACGCCAGTCTCGTAGAGATTAATTTGACCATTATATATTTCATCAGCAGTTTGAATGATTCCTGCGTAATCAGTGGAAGATGGCATTGATCTCATCTTCTTGCCGATATCTGAGCAACAAGAATAAATCTCTCTTCTCATAGTGAATTTCTTAAGTTCTTTTGCAGTTGAAAGAACTGTTTCTTTAGAAATCTTTCTAAGAGAGAGAGATTGAATGAAATCTAATGGATCTATGTTGTCTTCGAATGAAATGCCAAGACTTTTGACTCGTTGAGTCAACACGATATCATCTATCGTTTCTCCATTTTCTACTGCCTGTTTTAAAACCTTAAAAAGGGTGCGATTGATTTTAGAACCTTCATTCCAAAAGTCTTTTTCTGAAATGAAGGCCGAAATTTCTAAATACTTTTCTGGATATTTAAGCAATCCAGCGAGCAATTGTGTTTCTAATTCGTAAGAATAAATCATCCTACAGGAGGATACACTTACTCGTTGCTCATGTCAACACTTTCTTCGCTGTTTTCCGCTTCGATTAAATATTTTTCTAAAGCTTTCCTCAAGCCCATTTCGACTATAGAACTGGCTACTTTAGTATATATAACTGGACAACCATCTTGATCAACGTAAGCCACGATAAAACCTCTGGACGAATCATCCGATCCAGTGAACTCAAAAAGTTTATTAAAATAATTCTCAGGTATTTTAAAATTTTTAAAATTTTCTGAGTTCTGTTCTCTTTTCATTTATTATTATAATATTACACCTTGAGATTCAAACAAAGAAGTGTTTATTTCTTCGTTTTCAAAAATCGTTACAAGAATAATACCGTTTTTTTCACAGAAAAGTTCTTTTTTACGATCTCTCTTTAGTTGATGCAAGAAATTAATTCTATCTGCATGAAAGAATTCAATGTATTTTTGATGCTGCCTACCTTGAACCTCTATTGCAACTTTCTTGTTTGCGTTATAAAAGTCCAAGGTTAGGCGAGTGCCAACGATTGGAAACTCTTCAAATACTATATTGTTCGACCAATATTTATGTACGAAGTCTTTTACTCTTTTTTGCAACTTGCTTCGACTTACAGCGTCCCAATCTATGAGATACTTTTTTAAGTTTTTGCAACGTTTCTTTTTATTATTCAGAGTCAGAAATTCCATTGCTAAAATTTAATAGATTTTCACTGATATAATTAAACAAGAATTTCTTGAGAGCGGCATTTTCATTCATCAAAGTTTCGAACTTAGCAGTGCCTTGAATCTTATCTGGAAAGTCTGTGAATCCAGCTTCTTTTAAGATGTTAAGAAAGTCTTCATCGAAGTTGATCCAAGCTCCCTTTTGTTCCGCAAAGCTCCACATCAAAAGAAAATCAAAGATTTCCTTTTCGATCCAGTTCGAACTTCCATTCTTTCTTCCATAACGAATTGGATATCTAATAACAGAATTAGTCTTTTCATTAGGAGACTTCTTCACAGTCACCCTTACGATGTGGCCGATATATGGATTTTTATATTCATCATAGTTGGCCTTTTCATCTTGAAGAATAAGGTCGCCCTTGAATCTAGCGTCGAATTCTACAATCCAGTTGGCGAAATGCAACAAAGCGTTTCCACCTGTAGCTGTAGTTTGGCGAATTGGAGCTTTGCTATATGGATCTAGCTTGATATCAGCACGAACCTGAGAGATGAAAATAGCAATGTGACCTCGCTTTTGTAGGGCGATAGATAAACGCTTCATTAGATCGGCGGCGATAACTGCACCGCCAGCAACCTTTTGTGACTCTTCAAAGGTCTTTTCTAAATCTCCCTTTCGAATCAATCCATCTACAGAATCAAGCAAAAAGAAATATTGCAGATTCTCGTCATTCTTAAGAACGAGTTCTCGGAAAGCATCGAATACAGTTTCATGAATGTTGGATTCAAAAACGAAGCAAGTGCCTTCAACCCACTTATCAGCTTCAAAAACAAACTTAACCCCTGATCGTTCGATCATGTCCTTGCTCAATCGACCTTCAGCTTTAATATAAAAGCCCTTACGCTTCGCAGGTTGGTCTAGGAAGTTCTTCATAAACTGAAGGGCGCAGCTTGTCTTTCCGCCCTCGTTGATTCCAACGAATCGATGAAGGCCAGTCGTAAGCCCTCCTCCAAGTTTATAGTCGAACAGTAGACTTCCACTAGAAACACGATAATCAATCGTATCTTCAAAATTATAATGAGAGTCTTTATTGGATTTCAAAAAACTACTCATTTGCTCTTGTGACGTTAAAATTTTGCTTTGTTGTACTTCTTCTTTATTCTTTTTACTCATTTTAGAAAGTCTTTCAGTGTTTTGGGCTTTTTCTTTAGATTATAGTCTTCACCAATCTTGTCTCCAAGCTTTATTTCTTCTTTTGCAACTTCAGGTTGAAAATTAAACTCTTGGAATTTTTGTTTAAGATATTCGGCTTCTGCATACATATAAATAGCCAAAGATGGAACAGTTTTTAATTTAACCTTTTTCCAAAACTCTTTATCTGGATATTTGGTAAATAATTTTTTAAACAACGCATTTTCCTTTTGCCAAAAAGTATTACTTTTTAATATTGGCGTTACGGTTCTTTCGATGACATCAGAAGGATAAAAATCCTTTACTCTTTTTCTGGGCTTTTTTATCTTTGGAATTTCTTCCATGCGTACACAATACAGCAACTGCGAACCATGTCAACACAAAAAAACCGCTGGTTGCCCAGCGGTTTGTAAATTTTAGATTATTTTAGGCTGCGGGATTAAATGTTGCGCTTTGCATTTGAGGATTAGCTGGTCCACTTTTGGCGTTTTCAGCTTTTAGCTTTTCATCTACCTTCAAACCTTCGTCCATTAGATGTGGATTAATTTCTCCAGTTGGAGGTGCTGGTTCTTGAGGAAATACAGCAGTTTGAGCAGCTTCAGACTTTTCAGACTCTGGAGATTCTCCAGCTTCTTTCTTTCCTTGGTCATTTAAAGCGCCTTTCTTTTGCATCTTCTTTAAAATAGCTTTTTGAATAGCAGGAGGAAGAGTCTTTTGCTTTTCAGTTAATTGACCAGCCATTTCATTTAGCATGGGGCGATTCTTCATATACGACATGCCACACATATATTTGGCATCGGTGGTACTCATTCCAGCGGTGTTGACAAAGGCTTCGTCTTTGAGCATACACTCGCTCATGTATTCGCTGTGCATTTCCATTTCATCATCCTCCATCATATTAGAGATGGAGACTTCAGCGATGAAATTTTTATTATCGAATTTAAGTTTTGATTTCATATTATTTATTTCCTTCTAGGACTTTAATTTGATCTATCGTTTTTGTTAAAATGTCACCTTTTTTAAAGTTAGCTCCATCGTTAATAACTTCATAAGCAATTACTTTACCCATATTATCAGGAAGATCTTTTACTTCTTTGATAAAACCTTCGCTATTATAATGTTTGCATGAAGCGTTTATATTAAGAACGCGCATACCAGCTTCCATTTCGTTCTCTGTTTTCATTTCTTTTTTATCTTCTTTTTGAGAATAAATAAGATAATTATAAATAGAGAACAAATAGTCTTCCATTATTGTAATCTTGCTCTGAACCCAAGGTTCAATTTCTTCAGCCATTGATGGATTAGCGCGAAGTTTTTCAAGAAGATCTTTAGAATAATCAGAAATATAAGCTAATTGAGCCATTGCCATTTCAGAAGCTTCTTCATTCGTATCTTCAGATTCTGTTTCAATTTCTTCGGTAATCTCTTGAGCCTGAGACAAATGAGGGGCTAGTTTGAGTAAATCGCTTTCTTCCCAAAATGTAATTCCATCCCATTGATGGATTACGTCTTCGATTCCGCCTTTTGTGGTATAATCGGTTACTGACTTCTTTGATTCCCACATTTTGCAAGACCAATATTTAGCTTTCCAGCGAGGACCGGGATTAGTATCGCATTGGTGGCGAGCGCGAAAGCTTTTTCTGCGAGCGGGATCATCTCGCTTTATCTCCATATTTGGATCGCCGAAGTTCACCTTTACGACGTTTCCTTTGTCATTTTTAACGTAAACAGAAAACTTCTTTGGACCCTTGGAAGTTCTAAAAGGTTTATTTAGAACTTTTTTGTCTTTGGAAGCTTTTATTTCGCCACTTAAATTAACCGATATATTCATTTTAATCTTCTAAGTTAATAAAATTAAGATTTAATTCATCTTCATTTACACCAAATTCTTTTAAATCAGAAAGAGCTTCATTAAAATCACAATCTTCGAAATCATTAAAAGAATAAATATCTACTATTTTATCGTTCATATTGTTAGTTGGCTATGTCTTGATCTGCGCGACGATAAGAGTCTTTAACTTTGCCGCCACCTTGCATTCTTAGGAATGTGTTTACTCTTGCCATAGCCCATGCTGCTCTTGATTGTCCAGGTCTATGACTTGCGCTAAATGCGCCTAAGCCTCTGCGATATACTTTCTTTAATTGACCAAGAGTTACTTTCTTAGAATGTTTAGCGTTATGATTTTTTACTTTTTCTTTCAAAGCGTTAGTTACCTTTTGGCTAAAAGTTATTTCAGCTTTACTGACTAATTGCTTTTCATCTTTTTTCTTTAA